CGTTGCAAAAGGTATTTGTTTCTTTTGTGCGTTAGTAGTCCATTTGGTTACTTCTTTTATATTACTCTTTACGCTAACTCTCATACTTTCTCCAATGTGATTTACCTTTAAATTTAAGTCCTAGCTCTTTTGCTTTTCTTTTTATAGTAGATGGGTGGCATCCAAAAGTCATAGCAACATCATGTGAGGATTTACCCTGTTGTATCTTTTGTTTTAATTTATCTTTATCTATTTCCATTTGTTACCTATTAGTTGATATATAATTAATAATATTAAACCTACGAGTGCATATAAACTCATATCCATTATAGATTTTCGTAATGTTCAATAAGTTTATTTATGTACCAAACAGCTTTCTCTAAGTCCTGTATGTTTGCTTCTTTGTACTTATGTCTATGAATGTATTTGATTGCCGATCCTTCTAAGTAAGCTGGAAAGTCTGTACCTAATTGTTGCTTAATATAATCTATAGCTTCTACTGCACCCTTATTATAATGAGGTGGTCTTAATACATTTATATCTTTACTCATTTATTTTCTCCGATAATTTTTTATTGTATTTTTCACATATTTTTTTTGCAAAAAACTTTTTATTTTGCCCACCTGAACAACAATTTGCTTGTGGATAAAAAATATCATCAATGGCTTTTACTAAATCGTTTACACAACCAGAATCCCAATTGCCATTGTTTTTTGTATTAATTTGAAAAATTAAATCTAACAAAGCAGAGTTAGTATTTATAGTTGATAAATCAACTGGATAAAAATGTTTATATGTTAAATAAAATGTTTTAGGGTTATAAGACCAATTTCCCCATGTCATTTTTGGTTTTTCCCTACTTAATGTAAGATAAAATTCTTCAATTTCTTTTAATTTTCTCATTTAATATTCTCCTTTTAATTAATTCTCTTTTACATTTGATTCTTAGCTTTGGATTAGCACTAGGATCATTTGCAATTCTTTCTAATTCATCTTGCTTAGTAGCGTGTAAATAAAAGTGTTCAGTAGTTGTCTTACCTGTTTGTCTATTATAATTCTTAACACTTTTCTTTAGTTTTGTTGGCACTTTTCTTTTCCTTTTTAAATATCTTATCCCAATTATTATCTATTTTCTTTTTATCTTCAGGTCTACGTTTACTTCCTTTGCTCATAACTTATCTTCTCAAAGTTTACTGATTTATCTAAATTAGATAATAATTGTTTTGCATCTATAAAGTCTTTTGGAATACATCTTAGTAATTCTTCAATACTAAATATAGCCATATCCTTTTCTTCTTTATGTATTTTAATCAATAATGGTTTTTCTTCATCAGTATCACAAACAATTATATTTTTATTATCAAATCTAAATGATCTAGTATTTGGTTGTATTTGTGCATAACCACTACTTTCTAATTTTATATTAAGTTGTTCAAATGCTCTATTCATCATTTCAACCATTTTTAGTTTCTTTTGTTTAGAATCGTTTTGTAAAGATTCTTTTAATATCATCTCAGCCCTACAAAACTTTATTTCAAAATCTATACCTACCATTTTAAATATTCTTTTTCTGTTACCCCACTTAGCATAAGTTTCTGATTCGTAAATCCTAAGTTTTTTTATCTTATCTTCTAATGTTTCATCTAAATATGTTTTCATAAAACTCCGAACATTTAGTAGGAAGTAAGGGAAGTATTACATACTTCCTTCCCTTCCTTCCTTCATAATTATTGTTTTTCATCAAAAACTTCCTTCAAACTTCCTTTACTTCCTTCAAAAACTTCCTTTATTATTCAAATTCACTCTGTAAATTAGGTGCTTGATTTTTGTATTTAATATGTTGCCAACCATATTTATCATCATGATTAACTCTATTTTTTACTTTTAATGCTTTTAAATGCTTACCAATATTGTTTGCATTAATAGGATCACCAGCTTTATTTTTAACAAAACCTTCTAACTCACTTGGTTGCATAAACTGATCCTGAGGTGCTTGATTATCTTTAGTATAAGCTACAGTTTCTAGAGCATCTAATGTCCTTTGTTGTATAGGTGGTAGTTTATCTATATTTGGACTCTTAATTGATATTTCGCTTTCTTCTAAAAAACCTGACGTTAGATTTAATCCTTCACCAATTATTTCTACCTCTCTAAACATAAAGTTTTTAACAGCCATTCCTTGACCATCTTTATTTAATGTTTGCTCAAAAGAAACTAACATTTGTTCATCTACAAATCCAGTAACATATTCATCATCTCTTTTTACTTTAAATTCATAATCTAAAGATGCACCCATTACACTTGATCCTCTACCTCTATTAGAATTACCATGACCAGTATGATGTACCAAACATATACAGCATTTATAATGCGATATAAGTCCATCTAATTTATTAATAAAATTACCCACATCCTCTGCACTGTTCTCGTTACCAACAAAGTTTCGTTGAAAAGTATCAATAACAATCATACCTATATCACCTACTAATTGAATCAATTCTTCTATTTCTTCTTCTAGCATTTTAAAATCATCAGGATCATTTACTCTCACTGCTCTATCAGATAAATATAAAGGTACGTTATTAAGATCAAACATACCTTGTTGCCATGCTGCTAAGCGACGTTTTACGCCACGCTGTCCCTCTCCGCACACGTACATTACTGGTTTAGCGTATGCTTTGTTCCCATAAAATTCTTTACCTGCTGCTATACTGGCTGCCATAGCTATTGCAATAAATGATTTACCACTTTTAGGAGCGCCAAATATACACATTAACGACTCTTTTTCTACAACATCTTCTATAAGCCAGTCAGGATTATCTACTTGACTTAATACTTTATCTGCTCTTGTAAAGGTAACAGCACCTTTAGGTTTTTTCTCAGCACAATTAATTATGTATTCTTCTAAATCTTTTGATTCTTTAAAATCATTTCTAATATATGCATCATACAGATCATCTTTTTCATTAAATGTTTCAGGTGATTGTGCAACCTTTACTTTACAACCATTCTTCTTTAGCATCTTAGCTATCTCATTTGCACACTTCTTACCAGCATCATCGTTATCAGGAAATATATAAACCTCTCTGTTATAAATCTTAGACCAATCTGCTTTATCCCAAGCATTGACTCCACCATGCCAAGTGCAACAATCATAGTCATATATTTTTTGACATCCTAATAAAGCTTTCTCACCCTCATTAATTATTACTGGTTTATCTAAATGCTTTTCTTCTATGTAAATAGGTAGAGTTCCTTCAGGTCTTTTCATAGACCAAGAACCATCTGTATTTAAAGTAAAGGGTGCATACTTTTGTTTTATATGATGTCCTTCAGGAAATCTAAGTACTAAAAAATTATCTGCATATTTAACTTTAATACTTGCTTGTTTATAAAGATCAACCATTTGTTGTCTATTAAACGATCTAACACCACTTTTAGGAACAGGGGGAGTTGTTCCATTCGTGAAGGAGTAATTACGTTGTGGTGCTAGATCATAACCATACTGTTTTAGTATAACTGCTACATCTTTATTCAGATGTCTAATTAAATCGACAATACCACCACCAGTATCATTTTCAAAATCATACCAAGTAGCGTCTTCAAGATTTAAAACTAAAGAACCTTTATTACCCCATCTATATTCAGTTGTGGTAGTAGTTTTTGGTTCTCCAAGTAATTCTCTAGCTACTTCGGGTGCTATTCTTTGCCAATCTATATTCTGCATCAGAAAGGTATATCTTCATCTGTTAATAAATCATTATTGTCATTGATTTGCTTATTAACCAAATCAGATAAACCATCATTAGGTGATTTAAAATCATCATCACTTTCATCTTCATAATACCAACTAGGAATTACAAACTCGCTTGATCTAGGTGCAAACTTAGCAAATTCAAAACTAAGTTCACTTGATTGACCTAAACCTACTTGTAATTTCTTAGCTCCTGTAAATTTAACAACTGGTAATAAATCACCATTCTTATCTTTTTCATTCCAAAACAAACCAAGTATTTTATTAAATGCCTGAGTTTCTGCAAACGTCATATTTTGCCATAATAAAGGTCTGCTTAGTCCTTGTGGTAATACCCATGCTGAAAAAGCTCTTTTGTAATCTTCTTCAGGTTTATTACCCATTACACCAAACTGTTGATCCCATACAAAATCATAACCTGATGCTTGTTTATAACATCCCCAACCACTTAAAAAAGTTGCTGGATCAAGTTGAAGATATTGAAACTCAATAGGTTGTTCACCATTATGAAAGCTCATATCTCCCGTTTTCCATTTTAAATAAGGTGATTCTCCACCACCACTATTCATTCCACCTAATATATCCATATATACTCTCCTTATTAATGTATTGTTTTATCAATACTGGTTAAAAAATCAGCTTCAAGGGTAGAGTAATTTCTCTCCTTAAAACTAACAAAATCTTCATCGTTGATTACTCCCAAAAATTCACAAGCAATATTAATCCTATCAAATCTCTCTCTACAATATATATTAAATTCTTCTTCTAACATGAAGCTCTTAACATCCATTTGCTTTTTGTAATACTTCATCTATGCTCTCGCATAAATCTTCCAATGGTAACATCATTGTTATTTTGTTGGATTGTGGCACATCTGAAACAAGCCAAGCTGGAACTATACATTGTATTTTTTTTCTATCATATTTCCATATTAAGATAGGTATGTATTTATCACCAGCACTTTCTAGCGTTTGTGTCCACCAATTATTTCTAGGCATATTACTACCAGCTTTGTATCTCTTACATTCTATTGCTAAATTGTCTAGGTAAATGTCTGCTTGTCCTTTTTCTTGGTATTGATCTAAATTTCTTTTTACTCTTTTATCTATCTTTTTAGATTCAAAGTAAGTATTAATTTTATTCACAATAAACCTTTCAAACGCAGCACCTTTATTTCTAGAGTTCACCATATTCTATCCTAACAATTCTTCCACTCATGTATGCAGTTTCTTTGTAATGTTCACCAACACCTTTTTGAAAGTAAATATACTTTACTTGTTCATCTAGCTTTTCTTGTGCTAATTCTTTTCTTCTTTTTTCTACAGCTTCTTTATTTTGAGTCATTTTCTTTACCCTCTTCATAACTGCAAACACCAAGTTTGAGTAATAGCTGACTTGCAGATTCTATGCTCATGTTATTTTTTGCAGCAAATACCTTGATCTCAATATGTAGATCAGTAGGAATCCATAGTGCTTTTTTATAATTATCTTCCATATAAACTCTCCATATAAATATTAATATTAATACGACTTTATTACCATAGTTAATTAATACTTTCTTTCATTCGTCCTATAATGCATATAAGGGCAAAGGATAAACTCTCCAAAACCTATATACTCTCATATATCTATTTGCCCTTTTTAATCGTTAACGTCTTACTTCTAATCTCATAAGCATCTTTAGCAGCTACAACTCTTTCAGCTTGTGCTTTATACTTACGCATCTTCCATTGAACTATCCACTCACCAATCCTACCTACAGAAGCATTACCCATTTCATCCATGATTTGTGCTTGTATCTTTTCATTGACAACTTTAAGACTAGCAATCATATTTTTTGTTTGTTCATGTTGTTTTAAAAGCTCAGATGTTTCTTCACTTAATATCTTAGTTTCATCTTCAGCATTAGGATATTTAATATAGGCATCAGATGTAACTTGTGGCGTGTAGTAATCTTCTTCATCTATTCTTCTGTTAAAGTCACAAACCTTTTCTGCAAGTTCTTGTTCAAATGCATAGTCTTTAGGTATTACATATGTACGAAGGTCGGTTGATTGATAAAGGATCAGTAAAATTCCTGCTCTTGCTTGTGTAGTTGCCATAGCAGCTTTAAGTTGCAATACGCCTAACCAATCAGGTGGTACGCTATCAGGATAAACACTAGTGCATTTAACTTCTATTGGCGTTTTACCATCAAGAAAAACCTCTGAAGCATCTAATGTATGTATGCCGTTTTCTACATCTTCTTTTATAGTTATATTTTCAGGATAAGCCATACCATCTAATGAACCTTCTAAAGGTAGTATTGGATGCACTACTTTTTCAGTAACCTTGTCATCATACTTATCTATACCAAGTCTTTTCATACATTCTTGTATTAAAGGTTTTTCTAATACATCTCCCGTTCTTTGTCTTAGCGTTTGTGGAGTTCTTATACTCTCACCATGCCTTGCCCTTATACAGTCATTAAGTACCTCTTGCTTAGTCTTAAAATGCCCTGCATCAAACAAATATGGCACTAAGGAATGTGTGCAAAAATCATCTCTTGTTATCTTACCTATTGGTTTCATTTTGTTTCTCCCTTACCTAAAATACATTCTCAAAGTTATCAGGCTCTAATTTATTAAATTTTGCTGATTGATAACCAGCACCTCTTTTTTTTAAAACACCTATTTTTATTAAATCCATTAAAATTGCTTTTATCTGATTTTCTGACATTAGATTACCATCTTTGTTTCTAATTTTTTGTTTAAAATCAGAGAATTTAAGCCATACATCTTCAGGATTAAGTTCATTCTGTTTTATAGCTTCTCTCTCAATAAAATCTAAAACAAGTTGTCTAACACGTGGCTGCTTTAAGAGCATCTTATTTTTATTAGAATTAGAATATGAAATGCTTAACTTTAAGTTGTTTTCATTTTGTTTTACCTTTTTACCTTTTAAAAACATTTTATCTGCTTGTCGTTGTAATGATCTTTCTAGTTGCCT